TAATTTAGTATAGAGAGAAAAACATGGCATTTATATTATCAGGAACAAATGTAGTTAGTTACGCAGAAGCATTGGACGTCAAGGACAAAGATCAACGATTGTTTGAATCAAATGAACTTGACTTCACTAATGTGCCAGATGCTCCTGGTAGTTTAAACAATTATTTGGAAGATTTGACCACAAAAGCAACTAACAGAATCAATCAAAAGATTCGTGCTAGTGCTAGATGGAGAGAATATTTGGGTTATGCAGGCAGTGGGTATGATAGCATTGATAACATACCTGCTTTTAATCCCAATTTAATCAAATCCAGAAAGGCAGATTTTACAGATATGTGTTGTTATTACACTCTCAAAGAGTATTTGTTGCCCAAAGTTGCTGATTTTGGTAATCCAGAATCATCAGAAGTGCAAAAAATACAATATTATGATGACAAGTTTAATGAACTGTTCGCAGAATTATTAAACATGTTTGATTGGTATGACAGTGATAACGATGGCACTGTGGAAGAAGGTGAAAAAATGGTTAGATTCAGTTTAACTAGACGCACCAGAGGACGCAGAGCAACTACTAGGGTAAGGTAATGGCAGTTAGAGATACACTGAAAGCAAATTTAGACGTAGCACTTGCATCAACATCAGTTGGTGTGAGTGCTGAATTACCGTTTAGCAGTGCTGGAGAACCACTTTATGTTAAAAACATGAAGTTTGTGTATCTGGATGAAGACAATATCAGCAAAGAAGAGTTGTTTAACACTCTTGACAACAATGATATTGCACAAACTACTACAACCGTTACAGGGTATTTGGCAGTTGATGCCAAAACACAACCCACTGATATAGATACCGTAGTATCTGCTATCATAAACAGCAGACAAGCAGTTTCTGGTCAATCAACCAGAGAATGTGCTATGTCCACTGATATTGAAGCAGACGTTTTGATCTATACTTTTAATTTTAATTTTATTACTATATAATGAGGAGACAGCGATGGCTATAATTAATGTAAGTGCTGGAGACGAAGCAGTATTGAGCATTGGAGACAGTGCCGCAAATGCTAACGTTTCAGCAGGAGCCGGTTTAACAGTTCCTTACATTCAGGACATCACTGTTAACAACTCAACAGGTGTGTTTAGATGGAAAACTCTAGATAACACCGCAGAAAATGCCGTAACAACACCAGCAACAAACCAATTGAGTTTGAATTTGGTTGTTGATACAGATGCATTCTTTGGTAGTTCAAATGCCGACTTAGTTGTTAACGATGGTATTTACGGATGTAGCACAAACAAAAGAAGAGTATACTTCAGAGTCCATTTCGATGGCACTGACACAGGTAGTAAGTTTATTAGCGGATCAGGATTTATTTCAGGTCTAGCACCTACTACAAACATGGATGCTCCAGTTTGGGTTACACCAGTAACTATTGAGGTTGATGGTGATTATTCCACTGTAGGAACAATCTAACCTTAAGGGGGACTTAGTCCCCCACTTTTTTTGGAGATATAATGAAAGAAAAAAGCAAAAACAGATTTACAGAATGGGCTAAAACAGCCAAAAGTTCTGATAAATTTGCCAGTGGCAGTCAAGTCCATACTAAAGCAGAATGGGAAGAGATACTGGGCATTAAAAAACCAGCAAAACACAAAAAAGAGGTAAATAGTTATGCAGATATGGAACAAACACACCACATCGGAAGTGTTGAAGAGCATGGAGATGGAGATAGCGAAAGCACAGAATGAAATAAGATGTGCTAAAGCAGATGTTGAAAAAGCATCAAACAGAATTGCTTTTTGTTTAACAGCAATTCACGATTTAAAAAATAGAGATTTAGAGGAATAAGATATGAACTTACAAGAACTAGCAGTTAAACCCACTTTAACTAAATTAACAATCAAAGAACCAAAAATAGTTGAAAAATATGGAGAGGAATTAGACTTTTACATATTTGATAGACAGCCTTTGGATATTTTTGCAAAATTAGCCAGCCTAACAGAAGACAACCCACTTAAATTCACTGACATGTTAGTGGATTTGATACTGAATGAAAAAGGTGAACCTGTTATGAGCGATGACAAAATTTTGCCCATTGATGTTATAACAGAAGCGGTAAAACTTATTGGCGATAAACTGGGAAAGTAACAAGCCATGTGGTGGATGAGAAATCCGCAGAAACACAATGGATTTTGCTTATAGACGCACTTGCTAGGACATATGGTTGTTTGCCAAGTGATGTTTTAAGTAGGGCAGACACATTTGATATAATGGTAATGGACGTCAGCATAGCATGGCAAACATTACAGAACAGTAAAAACAATAATAAACCTGTTCCTGATCACATGTATGATCCAGAACAGTTAAAAGAGAGATTACAGAGAGCAAGAGGTGGCCAAAGTAACAGTTAATACAGGCGAAGTTGACAGAATGTTTGAAGATCTTGAAATTATGACAGAAGAAGTCATGAAAGAAGGATATAAATATTTTAGAAATCAAACACCTATAAGAGGTGGTAATGCTCGTAACAGAACAAAGTTAGAAAAGAAACAAGTTATTGGTGCTAGGTATGGTTATGCAGACAGACTGGATAACGGTTGGAGTAAACAATCACCCAAAGGCATGACAGAACCAACCAGTAATGAGTTGGACAAATTGGTAGGAAATTATATAAAAAGAGTAACATAAGATGGCTAAGAATATTGAAGTAACACTTACCCTTAACAGCAGACAGTTTGACAGAGGTGTCAAAAGTGCTCAGGGTTCCATAAGCAGAATAAAAACCAGTGCTGGAGGTGCCGGAGGTGCTTTTGCAGGATTGGCTGGTAAATTAGCAATAGCAGGAACAGCCTTTTTGGGTCTTAAAAAAGCAGTTGATGGTGTAGGTGCCAGTATAGGAGCCGCAAGACAAATTGAAGACATTGGTGTTGTTCTTAAAAATGTTGTGGGTAGTGCTGAAGGCGGTGCTTTAGCCCTACAACAAGTAAGGGACATAGCACAGGAATTACCATTTGCTTTTGAAGAAATTGCAGGAGCCACACCAGCCCTAGCAACTGTCAGTAAAGACTTAAATGAATTAGAAGAGAACACAAGATTAGCGGCTGACATTGCGGCTGTTACAGGATTAAGTTTTCAAGACGCAAGTGGTCAGTTACAAAGAGCCTTAAGTGCTGGTGCAGGTGCGGCAGACATGTTTAGGGAAAAAGGTGTTCTTGCAATGGCTGGCTTTGAAGCAGGTGCCAGTTATAGTATTGAAGAAACTAGACGTAAATTAAAAGAGTTTGGTGAAAGCATTGATGGTGCGGCTAATGATCTTAATGTTACATTAACTGGTGCACTATCACAAGCAGGTGATAGATTCTTTAACTTTCAAGCAGAAATGGGTAATGCTATAAACCCTGAATTTACAGCATTTATAAATCAAATTGTAAAAATATTTGATGAAAACAAAGAAACAGTAACAGCATTTGCCAAAACTATAGGTGAAGGCGTCGTAAATGCTTTTTATACTGTATTAGAAGTAGGTGCTGTATTAGTTGACTACTTCAGTATGTTATTCAATGCACTTAAATCTGTGGCAACTTTTGTAAATGAAAAATTTGGTGATGTATTTTACACTGTATTCAACAGTGTTGCTAAAATTATAGGCGGTGTTGTAGAAGCAGTAGCATTCTTAGGTAAAGGCATTGGTAAACTTATAGAATTAGCAGGTGGCAGTAATGATGTCACACAATTCTTTGAAAACATACAAAATGCCGCAAACAAAGTTAGAACAGGCGGATTAGAAAAATTCAGTGAAGCAATGGATGATGTGTTTACAGCAGTGCCTGTCACAACAGCACAGGATTTTGTTGCTAGATTAATAGAAACAATGCAAGCCGCAGGTATTGCCGCAGATGAAGAAACACAAAAGATTTTAGATAAAATTTCGGGCACAGTTGATGCTGGTAGCACAACAATTACAAATGGAGCAGATGGTATCTCCAGTAGTTTATCAGATTATCAAACAGCACAGGAAAGTATATTAAGTGTTGCCGCACAAAGTTTTGATAGATTAAGTCAGGATATGGCTACAGCATTAATGGAAGGTGGCAGTGTTTTAGATAGTTTTAAAAACATGTTCAAAACTATTGTAAAACAAATGATAGCAGAAGCAATAAAACTTGCTGTTATAAAACCCATATTGGACAGTATATTTGGTGTATTTGGATTTGGTGTAAGTTTAGATGGCGGTAGTTTTTCAATAAGCAAACTTAAACCAGAAGGAAAGGCAAAAGGCGGTCCTGTAATGCGTAATAAACCATATGTTGTGGGAGAATTAGGACCTGAATTGTTTGTGCCAACAACAGGCGGTTCAATAGTGCCAAATAATCAATTAATGGGTGGTAGTCAAGTCACATATAACATAAACGCCGTTGACGCACCCAGTTTCCAACAATTAGTAGCCAGAGATCCAGAATTTATATTCAGTGTCACTGAAGCAGGTAGACGCAGAATACCAGGGAGATTATAATGAGTTTGCAGTCAGTTATAGATAAAGCAACATTTTTAAACATTAACAAAAGAAAAGTCACAGGAACCAGTATCAGTCGCAGTGGTCAATATAAAACATCATTAAGATCACCAGTGCCATACAGTTTTACTGTGGGTGCTCCTGGTGGATTAAAATACAGTGAAAACAGAGGCTTACTGGAAGATTTAGACAGCACTGACAGAATAGCAGAAGCAAATGTTGATATTGGTGCCACAAACAGCAGTATAAGTTATTTAACAGCATATCAAGGAGATGCAAACACAACACAATTAAGTGCTTTGGTGCTTGACAGTGTTAGTGGTGCTAATGTGTTAATTGACACAACAGGTGCTACAGGCCATAGTGGAACATTATTTAAGAAAGGTGATTATTTACAACCACTAGGTAACACCAGCACATATAGATACCCTTACCAAGTAACCAGTGATGTAGCATTTACAAGTGGCACTGTGACAGTGCCAGTTCATAGACCAGTGCTTAGTCAAAATGGTGTAGCACTTAACACAGGTGGATTTAGAATAGGAAATGATGTGAGATTTCATGTTAAGGCATTTGTTATGCCCACATACACTGTGGTTCCTTATGATTTAATAACATTTGACACAGATTTTGAATTGATTGAGGTAATTGAATAATGTCAACCAGTATTCCAGCAGTTCAGGGCACACATATATTTCCAGTCACACTTATTGATTTGGATTTGAATGGTAATGTGTATTATTTAAGCGATGCTTATAAACCCTACACTGTGGGAGGTAATGATTACACTGAATTAGGTGCTTTTTTGGCTATTTCAAACATACAGGACAATTTAAGAGTCACAAATGGTGACATAACTGTTACATTAACAGGTATTCCCAGCACCAGCACAGGATCAGAAGTTAATTATTTGCAAATGATATTACAGGAACCTGTAAAAGGCGGTAATATCACTATACAAAGAGCATTTATGAACACAGACACCAATGAATTAGATACAGGTAATGTGTATACTAGATTTAAAGGTGTAATAACAAACTTTTCAATAGATGAAGATTTAAACTTTTTAACAAAACAAAATGATTACAGTGTGAGTGTGGTTTGTTCCAGTATTAATACAATTTTAGAAACAAAAATAACAGGACAAAAAACAGACCCCACAAACAGAAAAAAACTTTTTCCCAGTGATAAAAGTTTTGATAAAATACCCGATTTATACCAAACAACATTTGACTTTGGTAAAGAATATACTGGTGGCGGTGGCTACAGTGGTGGTGGCCGTGGCGGTGGCGGTGGAGACCGTGGTGGCGGAAACCGTAATAGAAATGTAAAACAAGCATAATGAAAGTAAGAAGAGCAACAATTAAAGATTATGACGAAATCAAAAGATTAATGATTGATTTTGCTAATCATAATCCTGTGAAAGATTTACACAATCCAAAATATGACAATCAACATGTAAATCGTGTGCTGGATTATATAACAAAGGAAGGTGTAGCATTAGTTGTTGAAGAACAACATCAGATAGTTGGTATGCTGTTAGCAACCATACAGGGCGATTTATGGTTGCCTCATGTAAAACGCATGACTGAGGTAGCATGGTGGGTAGAAAGTGCTTACAGGGGTTCTACGGCGGGTGCAAGGCTACTCAAAGAGTATATCAGCATAGGGGAACAACTTAAAAAAGACAAACATATAACAAGTTTTACACTTACAACACTGAGTTCAACACCAGATTTAAAATTAAACAACAGAGGTTGGGAACCTATAGATTTTAATTGGATATTTAAGGGATAATATGGCAGTATTTACAGCGATAGCAACAGCATTAGTGGCAGCGGCTACAGGAACAACTTTTGCGGCCTTAAGTGCGGCATTGGCGGCTGGAACAGCAGGTTTCTTTACCAGTTTGGCTGTGGGTGTTATAGCAGGTGGTTTGGCTTTTGCCACAGCAAAACTTACAGGTGCTTTTGATGTTCCTGGGATTGATTTAGGACCAGATCCAGGCAGTAAAGTTCAGGTAGCACCCAGCACAGATAACAAAATAGGTATAGCATATGGTAAAAACTTTTTAAGTGGACCTATCACAGACATTGCTATATCAAATGAAAACCAAACTATGCATTTTTGTATCACATTGAGTGAATATGTAGATGGTGGCACATACAGTGTGGGACAAATATTTAAAAATGCTGGTGTTTGTAGTTTTAGTGGTGCTAATTTAAGTTCTGTAACAGAACAAGATGGCCGAATAAACAGAGATTTAGTAAATGACATGAGGGTTAGAGTTTATGCTGGTAGCACAGACAGTGCTAACATGGTGTTTCCTACATCAGGAGCAGTAGATGCCACCACAATGATGCCACATTGGACAAATACTACATCATACAGTATGGAAGGCTTAGTGTTTGCTATGGTGGAAGTGGATTATGATGCTGAAAATGGTCTAACTGGTTTACCACCAATGACATTTGAATTAAACAACAGCATAAAAAACCCAGGTAATGTGTTATATGACTATTTGACTAACACAAGATATGGTGCAGGTATCAGCACAGACCTTATTGATACAACTTCAATAACAGGCACAGCAAATACCAGTTTATATGGTTACAGTGCTGAACAAATAACATATACTGACAATGCTAATGTAAGTCAAACACAGGATAGATGGCAAATTAATGGATATCTCAGCACATATAAAGATTGTGCAGAAAATATTGCAAGAATATGTCAAGCAAGTGCCACATTCTTTACTTTTGATGCCAAACAGGGTAAATTTAAGGCTATACCAAACAGACCAACCTCATCAACATTCAGTTTAACAGATGACAACATTGTAAGTAAAATAAAAATATCCAGCACAGAATTATACAGTTTGTTTAACAAAGCACAAATTGAATTTGCTGACAAAAACAGAAGAGATCAAACAAACACCGTGTTTGTGGAAACACCTGCTGGTGAATTAAATCCCAATGAACCAGAAAACACTATTGTGATGCGTATGGATTTAATTAACGACAATATTCGTGCTGAATCACTTGCTAATTTGGATTTAAGCCAGAGCAGAAACGGTATGGTAATACAATTGGAAACAGATTTTTCAGGAATGCAAATAGATGTTGGAGATGTTGTTGACATAACTAATTCAGATTTTGGATTTTCAGCAAAAGAGTTTCGTGTTATTAGACATGAAGAATTAATCAGTGATGAAGGCATGGTGACTTGCGGTTTAACATTATTGGAATATGAACCAAATGTTTATGTGACACCTGCTGTAACAGAAACTGATGAAGCCGGAGGAAATGTTAGCATACCAGTTATACCACCGGGTATTGTTGTGCCACCAGACATATTTAGTGCTATAATAGAAAACATAGATGACAGCACATACACTGTGACACCTCCAGGAGGATCAGGTGCTATATTCACAGTGTTTAAGGATGTTATAAATGGAACTTATAGATCAGTATATCCATCAACAGCAGGTTCAGGTTACAGTGTGGGTGACACAATTGAAGTAGATGGTGCTTATTTGCGTGGACAACCAGGCACACACAATTTAACTTTTACAGTAGACACTATTGATGGTGGTGGTGGTGTTATATCACCAACAGGTAATGTGTCAGGTAATGCCAGTGTGTTCAATCCCATAATATTTGGAAACAATGTGCCCAGAGAAAATTTGGGTAATATTGCTGTAGGAGGACAAATAGAGGATAAGCCGGCTGCTAAATTAAATTTAAGTAATGCGGCTTCTTATCAAGCATTAACATCAGTTAGAGAATTAGATTTTACGTCAGGAACAGGTATTGAGCCCGGTGATTACAGTTTTATGAGTGCAGGACAGCCTGTAGGAAGTGTTCCTGCTAATACATTAGTTGATTTTTCGTTTGTTTCAGATGTTCAAATAGAATATGCTAATGGTAATGTTCAAATAAATTCTTTTGGTCCAGCATTTACTAATTTTGATACAGCACCAGCAATTATGGAAGCCAATAAAAAAATTACTATTAGTGAGGGTGCAGTAAGAGGAAATGTTCAATTAAGAGGTTATAACACTATGGATCTAAGTGCAGGTGGCAGTAGAGGTTTTGCCTCTATGAGATATGACATGGTGAGATTGAATAAAGGAGATATATTTTAATGAAATATTATATTTTATATTATACATCTACAGGTGACATTAGCACACAATTAGGTATGACAGAAAAAACATTGCAAAGAACTTTGCAAAGTAATCCAGATTTGTCATATTTAGAAGGCAGAGTTTCTGATGTAGATCAATACAGAATAAATATTTCAACAGATACACCGTTTGTGGAAAGTAAACCAGCACCCACAATTAATGTGTCAGCACACATAAGAGAAGTAAGAACAAAATTATTAAAAATGTGTGATTGGACACAGACTGAAGATTCACCATTAAGTGCAGGAAAAAAAGCAGAATGGGCCACATACAGACAGGCATTGCGTGATATGCCTGATACTTGTAGCGATTGTGCTACAGTAGATGATATAACTTGGCCTACTAAACCAGGAGCATAAATGAGTTCTACAAAACCAGGTTTTTATACTAATCCATTATTAGTTGTGAATGATGGTAATGCTTTTGAAAATGTTTTTACAATCACACCTAGTTTATCTAACAGCAATTCAACAATAAATTATGACATTACAAGTAATAGGCCTGGTATAACCATAGGTTATAATGTAGTAGATATAGATAGCAATTATTTTACAAGTGCCACAACAGGAAACGTCACATTGGATGGTAATGGTAATGGCACGGTTAGTTTAAATGCTAATATAGGTCATAATTATGCTAATACTGATCCTGTTTCTTTTACATTTAATCTAAGTAGTCAATATCATAGATCAAGTATTTTAGCAGAA